AACCCGCAAGACCTGAACCGGCAGCAGACGACCGTCACGGTCGATCAGGTCTTTGGCGTGGACTTCGAGTGGGATTCAGTCGAAGGCGCGTTACAACTCGACCGGGGGCGTGAGCGTCTCCGCCGCGAGTTGATCGAGCCGTCGATGTCCCAGATCGCGCAGGAGATCGACTCCCGTGCGGCGCAGCACGCCTACCGGAACACGAACAACATCGTCGGGGTGCTCGGAACCAATCCGACCGCCTTCTCGACGGTGAACGGCATCCGGCAGCGGCTGGTCGAGTTGGCCTGTCCGGTGGAGGGCAAGAAGGGGCTGTGCATCGCCCCGTCGGTCAACACCTCGATGGTCAACGCGGCGGTCGGCTACTTCCAGCCGGCGAGCGCCATTTCCCGGCAGTTTCGGGAAGGCGCGATCGGGCGGAACAGCGGATTCGACTGGTATGAGTCGATGTCGCTGTACTCCCACACGGCCGGCACCTGGGCCGGTGCGGTCACGGTGAATGGGGCGAGCCAGAGCGGCAGCACCCTGAACGTGAACTGCACGAACGGGGACACCTTCCTGCGTGGCGATGTGATTTCGATCAACAACGTCTACGCGGTGAACCCGAAGACGCGGCGGATCACGACGCAGGCGACGGACAAGCAGTTTGTCGTCCTGGCCGACGTGACGGCCTCGGGGGCGACGGCGGCGCTGACCGTCTCGCCGTCGATCGTGGGACCGGGGAGTCAGTATCAGAACGTGGATGCGTTGCCGGCGGACGCGGCGGCGATCACGTTGTTCCCAGGGACGAGCACGCCGAGCGGACTCAGCGGTGTGCAGAGTCTCGCCATCCATCAAAACGCCTTCGCAATGGTCGGCGTGGCGATGGAAGTCCCGAAGGCCGCGGAACTGGCCTCGCAGTCGCGTGACCCGGAGACGGGGATTGCGGTGCGATTCGTGCGGATGTTCGATCCTCGTCAGTCGAAGATGATCAATCGCTTCGACGTGCTGATGGGGTTCGGCAATCTGTATCCCGACAACTGCGCAGTGCGCCTGCTTGGTGCGTAAGGAGTAACGACATCATGAGAAAGCAATTCTGGTCTCTGGGTGCCGTTGCGGTCGTCGTGGGGCTGATGCTCACGCCGGCACCGGCAGCGGCGCAAACCCAACTCGTGCGGACGACCTTGGCTGCGGCCATCACCGACACCTCGGGGACCGTCATTTCGGTCACGAGTGCGACGGGGATGACCGCCCAGACCACGGGTCTGATGATCGAGGGGGAATACATGGCGATCACGGCGGTCAACGGCACGTTGATCAGCGTGGTCCGGGGGTCGGATGGCACGCGAGCCACGACCCACGCGAACAGCACCACGATTCTCGTCACCGTCGCGGGATCGACGGGGTCGGTGGAGCAGTTCGGGTCGTGTACGACAAACCAGGGTGACGCCCGGTTCGAGCCGTGGATCAACACGCGGACGGGCACGCTCTGGCGGTGTGTGTCAAGCCTCTGGCAAGGGGCGAACGAGCTGGACATCACCTGGGATAGCAACCCCTGGTAAGAGTCTGGCTTGGCGTGATCATGTTGGGGGTGTGCGGCGCACTGACGGCCGCACGCCTCCCGGCATGGCGGTCTGATGTCACGCTCTGGCACGCGGCGGTACGAGTCACGCCAGAGGCGACCAGGCCGATCTTGAATCTCTCGAGCGCCTACCTGCGGGTCGGGGCGTGTGAGGAGGCGGCCGAGTGGCGCAACCGGGCGCAGCGGACGTTGCAGCAGCGCCCCAGCGAGCGAGGCCAGCGCGTGCTCGAGGCGCAGGCGCGCTATGCGCAGTCGTTCTGTCTGGACTGATGGCGTCGGCGCTCGGGGTCGCCACCTGGGGCGTCTATGCCGACTCGCTCGGCGGGGAGTTCGTCTACGAGGATCGCAACGAAGGGTATGCGGCGTTTCGCCCGTGGCGGGGCTGGGCGGTGACGCTGGGGGAGGTGTCCTGGCGACCTGGACGGTCACTGAGTCGGTTGACGGTGGATCTGACGGGTGCGGTCTCGGACTCCCCGCGGGCGCATCGCACGGTGAATCTCGGGTTGCACGTGGGGAACGGCCTCTTGGTGGCTCTCTTGGCCGCCCCGGTGGTGGGGTGGTGGGGGAGCGTCCTGGCGGCCGGCGTGTTCTGGCTGCACCCGCTCCAGACGGAGACGGCCGCGTATGTGGCAAACCGGCCCGAACTCGTCTCAGCCGCCTTCGTGCTGCTCGCGCTGCTGGGGGCCTCGCGCGGGTGGTGGGTGGTGACGGTTCTGGCCCTCGTGGCGGCGATGGCGGCGAAGGAAACGGCCGTCAGTGCGGTCGGGCTCGTGGCGCTGTGGTCGGTGTGGACGCGGGGGCGTGTGGACTGGCGTCTGGCCTCGCTGGGGTTGGTGGTTGCCGCGGCGGCGGGGTGGGCGATGGCGCTCGGCCTGACGTGGGACACGGCCTACGTGCTGACGACCTTGACCGCGTATGGCCGGCTGCTCCTGTTGGTGCTGGTACCCCTCGGGCAGACCGTGGATCACGAGTGGGGGGCGCTGGGGCCGTGGACGATGCGCTGGGCGGCGGTGGCGTGGCTCGGCGTGGTCGGGCTGGCCTGGCAGCGGCGCCGGCAGTTGCTGGGGTTGGCGGTGGCGTGGTGCCTCGTGGCGGTGTCGCCGCGGCTGGCGCTGCCGCTGGCGGAAGGACTGCATGAACATCACCTGTATACGCCCATGATCGGCCTGAGCGTGCTGGCGGGGTCGCTCTGGGCCGGGAGGACGCATGGCTGAACGCACGGTCGATCCGCACAACCCGGCCGAGAACATCGTGCCCTACGTGTATCGAGAATTTCCGCGGTGTCTCTATCGAGGGGCCAAGTCACGCATCGTCGCCGACTCCGGCGAGCAGAGCGCGGCCGAGGCGGAGGGGTTTGCGGTGCTGACGCCGCAGCCGCCCGCGCCCGTCGTGGCGACGGCGCCGGCGAAGAAGAAACCGAAGAAACCGAAGAAACCGAAGAAACGCTAAATGCCGACGATCTCCGAACTCGTGACCGATGCGCTGATGGAGCTCGGGGCGACCTCGCCTGGGATGACCGTCCCTGGGCATACGCAAGTCTTGGGCCTGAACCGGATCAACCGGATCTTGGATACCTGGAACGCGGAGCGGCCGGCGGCGTATCGGGACACGTTCACGAATTACACGCTGACCGCGAACTTGCAGCCGCACACGATTGGCCCGTCGAACGCGACGTGGTCGGCGACGGTGCGGCCCGTGTCGATCACCGGCGCGAACCTGGTGCTAAACACGACGACGCCCTCGACGCATGTGCCGATCAACCTCCGCAACGCCCAGTGGTGGCTCAAGCAGCGCGTGCCGGGCACGACGACGACGATCCCGCTCGATCTCTACTACGAGCCGTCCTGGCCGAACGGGTCGGTCTATCTGTGGCCGGTGCCGACGGTGGCCTACGAGGTACAGCTTCGCACACGGCAACTGCTGGCCTCGGTCGCGCTCGGGGATACCTTTGCGCTGCCGCCGGGGTATCAAGAGGCGTTGACGCTGACGCTCGCCGAGTCGATGGCGCCGAGTGTCAGTCAGGTGGTGTCGCCGCAGACGGCGATGCGCGCCGCGGAGGCCCGTGCGGCCATCTTCTCGAACAACTCGGTGCCGCGACAGATCCAGACGCAGGACGCGGGGATGCCGCGCGCCGGCGACCACGGCACACAGAGCAACTGGAACTACGACGTTGGAGAGGGAGACTAGTCGAATGCCGTACCTTGCACCCTTTACCGCGGCGGTGGCGATCACGCCGAGCGATACAGACAACTTCGTCGGCCCTGGCACGGGCGAGTGTGACGCGATCTATGTCGGCGGGGCCGGGGATGTCGTCGTGGTCTTGCCGAACGGGATCACCGTCACCCTGACGGCCGTCGCGGGCGGGTATCTCTGGCTGAAGGCCCAGCGGGTGAATTCGACGAGCACGACGGCGACGGCGCTCGTGGCCCTGTATCGCGTCTAGGCTGATGCCGTCACTGCCGGGGTTTGTCGGCGGGAGTTACGAAGCGCAGGCGCCGCTGGCGGACGTGGAGCGGACGGTGAATTTCTATGTCGAGATCCTGCAGTCGCAGGGGGCGACGGTGAAAACGGCGCTGTTCCCCTCGCCGGGCGCGGAGACGTTTGCCACTGCGGTCGGTGCGGTCGGCGGTCGGGCGATGTTTGCCGGCAACACGACCTCCGCGCATGTGGCGACCAACGCCGGCCGAGCGTTTGCGGTGATCGGCAGCATTTTCTTCGAGATCAACGCCCAGGGGGCGCCGACGAACCGCGGGACCGTGGCGGTGGACACGAATCCGGCGACTATTTCCACCTCGGGCGACCAGGGCGGCGAGTTGTTCATCACCTCCGGCGATCGGGGCTACAACTACGACCTGGGGACGGACACGCTCACAGAGGTACTGGCGAGCGGGGCCACGCAGGGCGGGTTTCTGAACGGGCGGTTTATTGCCTTCGACCGCACGGCGGGCAGCTTCCGCATTTCCGATCTGTTCGACGGGTTGACGTGGGACGCCACGCAGACGGCGCAGCGCACGGTGGGATCGGACCCGTGGCGGGCGATGCACGTCACGCCCTACGGGTATCTGGCGCTGTTGGGGACCGAGTCAAGCGAGTTCTGGTTCGATTCCGGCGCGTTTCCGTTTCCGTTTGTCCCCGACCCGTCCGGGCATATCCCGTACGGGATTGCGGCGACGTTTTCCGTCAAGCAGGTTGGCGATTACATGGTCTGGGTGTCGTCGCAGTCCGAGGGCGGCTTTCAGGTGGTGCGCGCGGCGGGATTCTCGCCGCAGAAAATCTCGACGACCCCGATCGACCGGGCGCTCGAGGGCTACAGCCGCATTGACGATGCGGAAGCGGAGACCTACAGCGAGGATGGTCACGCCTTCTACTTGCTGACGCTGCCCACGGCGGATAAGACCTGGTGCTGCGACATGGGGTCGGTCGGGCGGGTGAATCCGTGGACGGAGCGGATGACGTGGGATGAGACGACGGGCGCCGAACACGCATGGCGGCTGAATTTTCACTGTTTCGCCTTCGGGCGTCGGCTGTTTTCCGATCGCGCCTCGGGGGTGATCTACAGCGTGGGGAACACGCTGCCCTCGGACGTGGATGGGAAAGTGATCCGTCGGCTGCGCCGGGCGCCGGCGCTGGTGAACGAGAACAAGCTGATTCGTTACGCCTGGTTCGAGTTACTGATGGGCACCGGGCTGGGCGTGGTGACGGGCCAGGGGTCCGATCCGCTGGTCTGGATGCGGATGAGCAACGACGCCGGGCAGACGTGGGGGTCGGCGCTGAATGCCGGCGCAGGCGCGATCGGGCAGTTCGATCAGCGGGTGTTCTGGACGCCGCTGGGCACAGCACGCCAGCGGGTGTTCGAGGTGGAAGTGAGCGACCCGATCAATAACTGGCGGCTCTTGGATGCGTTTGTCCGAGTGCAGCCCTCAACGGAGGCCGCGTGAATTATGGCGCTGGTGGGCGCGAGGTTTCCAGCGGAGGAGGAACCGATCGATCGGTCCACCCGCCGCTTTCGGCTTCCCTATCTGATCTGGTTTCGCAATCTGCGGACCGATCTCGACGAGGTGCCGACGAAGGTGCCCGACGGCGTCGTCGATCTCGTCGGTCAAAGCGCCTCGATCGGGACCACGGCGATTCCGACCGCCACGCTGGCGACCGGGCTGTATCGGGTCGGGTGGACGGCCAAGCTGACGACGGCGGCGACCACGTCCAGCAGCCTGACGGTGACGCTCACGTGGACGCGGGGCGTGACCGTGACGTTCGCGGGCGCGGCGATCACGGGCAACACGACGGCGACGTTTCAAAGCGAGATCAAGCAGATCAAGATCGACGCGTCCAGTCCAGTGTCCTACGCGACGACCTACGTCTCAGTGGGGGCGACCCCGATGGTCTACGAGCTCGCCGTCGTGCTCGAGCGGATGCAGACGTAGCGCGGCTGGCGTTTGCGAGGGAGGCGGACGCGGAGACGGTGGTGGCGTTGCTGCTGGCGATGGGGCGCGCGACCGGGCAGGCCACGCACGCGGAGACGATCCGGGCCGGGGTGGCGGCGGCGATAGGCCGGGAAGATGTGGCCGTCGTGATGGCGTGGGTCGGAGACGCGCTGGTGGGCGTGATCATCGTGCAGGGGTACACGGACTTTATGAGCGGCGAACACTGCGCGTCTCAGGTGGCGTTGTGGGTGGACCCGGCGCACCGTGGCACGCTCGGCCGGCGTCTGGTCGGGGCGGCCGAACGCTGGGCGCGGTGTCACGGGGTGGTGCGGATGCAACTCGCCGTGCAATCGGACAGCGAAGCACGGCTGTTT